GGTGACCCAGCAGCGCATGTCGCTCGCGGTGGTGGGCGTCGTGGCCCTGACCCGCAGGAACTTGGAGACGGCGACCACAGGCCTGTCGTCCGGCATGAACGTCCGCACGTAGGACAGGCCGGACTCGCCGGACACCGAACTGAGAGAGACCGCGTCGAAGGGCCGCGTCGCCGTGATGGTGCCCTCGGCCGTGGCCGTGTACCCGGTCGCGCTGGTGCCCAGCGTGAGCAGCGAGGCGGTGCCGTTCGGGTCGAGGTTGACGACGCCGGACGACACGTGCGCGGTCACCGTAGCCGCCACGTCGGTCTGCAGCAGCTCGATGACACCGTCAGCGCCCGGCGGGTCGTCCAGGGAGAATCCCCACTCCAAGATCTGAATCATCCGGTTCGACGGAGTGGCCAGCTGCAGCATCGTCTTGATGGCCGTGCCGGTCGTGACGGACGCCAGCGCCGCCGTTGTCGGCGCCGGTCCGTTCCAGGTCGTGTAGGGCAATGTCGTTCCTCTCTCGTCTTACCGGCCGCGGGGCGGCCGAAGCGTCGCCTCAATGGATCCGCGCGAGCGGACCTGCTTCCGGCCGGTGTCCACCCACAGCTCACCGAAGTCCTTCTCACCGATCCGGACCTGGATCACCAGCGGCTGCCCATCACCCGCCACAGGGGCAGCGCCGCCCGCAGCCACCGCCGGGGCACGGCGAGGCGCGGTGAGCATCGACGCCCACGGCGCCTGACCCTGAGCGAGCTTCCGCCGCGAGTCCGGGTTCGACCACACCCGCGCCCCCGCCGGCAGGTCCAGCAGCTCCGGGCCCTGCTCACCCACCCACGTCAGCGACGACCGCAGACCACCCGACGCGGCCGCGCCGACAATGCCACCCGCGGCCTTGCCCTTCTTCCCGAACGCCTTCTCGATCGCCTTCTCCATGGCCTTCGCCAAGCGGTCCATGCTCTTTTCAAGCTTCTTCTGCTGCTCTTCCAGCTTCTTGACGTACTTCTCCTGCGCCTTGATGGCCTTCTCATACACCGCATCTGCGGTCGTCTTGCCCGCGCTCCCGGCCGCCTTCTCGATCTGCGCCTGGGTCTGGTTGATCGTCTTGACCTCAGACGCCGACGCTTGCAGCAGAGCCCCGGCGGTCTCCAAGCCGCCGCCGTCGATACCGGCCTCAGCGACCTGCCGAATGATGCTCTTGCTGAAGCCCTTCGCGCGGAGCTGCTTCAGCGCGGCAGCAAAAGCGGTGACCTTGTCCTTCGACGTCCGCATCCCCGACCGGATCGACGACAGCGTCACCGTGCTGTCCGGGCCAGCACCGCGGGTGATGTTCGCCGAGCTGAGGAGATTCCCCTTCACCGAGTCCCGCAACTGCGCCGCCGCAGACTTCAGATCAGCCAGCTTGTCCTTGGCCTTGGACAGGTTCGCCGTCACGCTGGTGAGCTGCTTCTCCCACTTCAGGAGACTCTTGCCCGCCGAGTCGAGCTGCTTCAGCAGGCGGCTTTCGGTGCGCCCGTGCGTCGCCTTCTGGATGATGCCCCGCCACTGGTTCAACGCGTTCACCAGCGACCCGAGGTTGTCCGGCTTCCCGAGCGCCGTCCGGAACTCATCCCGCCGGTAGCCGGCCATCCTGCCGAAGTGGCTGATGCTCAGGTCCCCCATGGCGTCATGCCGGGCCTGAGCTTCCGCCTTGGCCTGCTCACGCGCCCGCTGCTGCGCCTTGGTTACCTTCCCGCCCCGGGCGTACTTCGGGCCGTCGTACTGGCCGTCGTACTGGCCGTCGTTGATCGCCTGCAGCATGTGCTCGCCGTACTTACGGACGGCGGCGGCCTTGATGACGAACTCCCCATTGCTGAGCCAGGGGGCGGGCACGTCATCGGAGGTGCCGGTGCCGGGGCCCTCGACGAGCCCACCGTCGGCGTACCGGAACTGCTTGCCGGTGAACAGGCCGCCGGTCGCGCCGACGATGTCGTGGACAGAGCGGTACGTCGTCGACTTCGTGATGATGTTGTGGATGCTCGTGATGGTGACGGACTTGTCGTGCAGCGACGCCAACTCGCCGCGTGCCTGCCGCACCTTGGCCTGAAGGTCCGCTATCTGCGCCCGCAGCGCGGCCCGCTTCTCCGGCGGCACCGACTTCAACTGGGACTTCGCCGTCGCGATCTGGGATTCCCAGTTGTTGATGTTCAGCTTCAACTGGCCTGCGGCCAGCTTCGGGCCCGCGGAGGCAGCGAAATTACGGGCCTGCTTCTCCGCCGACGACAGCCCGTTGAGGAACCCGTTCTTGAACTTGTCGAAGCTCTTGTTCGCCGCTTCGAACTTGTCGCCGAGGATCGGGATCCCGGAGAACGCAGTGGCGAGCCCGGACACGATCCCGTCGATCGCGGTGAGGATGCCCACCGACATCATCCGGAAAATCTTGATCGTCGGCGGGACAGCATCAATGGCAACCTGCGCCATCGACAGCACACCCTGACCGAAGACCCGTGCGCCCTCCTGGATCGCCTGCTTGTTCCGGTCGATCGCATCCGCCAGCGACGTCAACGGGCCCGTCATGCTGGAGTAGTCCCCAGGGACGAACACCGACGCCAAAGCCGACCCGATGTCCTTCAGCGTCGGCGCGACGTCTGCGCCGAACGTGCGGACCGCACGCAGCCCGTTGGCGAGGTCGTTGAGGATCGGCGCCGCCGCCTTCAGCCCGATCCCAAGCCCCTTGAGCGTCACCGAAGCCAGATCACCGAACAGCATCAACAGTTGCTTCAGGTACGGTCCGCCGGCCTTGGCGAGCTGCCCGGAGAACTCACCCAGCGCAGGGAGAATCTTGTCGTTCAGGGCATAGCCGAACCCGTTCAGCACCTGCGCGGCGCCGCCGATACCGGTCTCCAGGCCCTTGAACATGCCCGGGAGCCCCTTCGACAGGGCACCCCCAGCAAGGTTCGTCAGCGCGTCCAACGTCGGCTGCGACTTCGCCCCGAAGTCCAGGAAGCTACGGACGAACGGGCCCATCGCCGACGTCATGTCCTTGATAGCCCCGGTGCCCAGCTTAAGGTTGGCCTGAAGTTCCTTCTGGAATCCGGAGTCCTTCAGCATCCGGCCGACACCCTCAGCCGCATCACCGAACGCGCCACCCAACTCCGTCATGCTCTGGCCGAGGATCTTGATGACCGGGCCGGCCTCCCGCACCGCCTTCGTGAACCCAGGAAGCATGACCTTCTGAATCTCACGGCCGACGCCGTTGAACTCCTTCTTCGCATCCACCAACGCGCGGGTGAAAGTCCGCTGCTCAGGCCCCATCTTCTTGAGGTCTTCGGCATACTTCTTCTGATTCTTACCCGAGTCCTCCAGCGCCTGGTCCACCCCGGCGAACCCCAGCTTCAACGTGCCCGCCGCTACACCCAGCCCGGCCAGCGCAGGCGCAGCCGCGCCGATCGCCGGAAGCAGGGACGTAGCCAGCACACCGGCCACCCCATACACCACGGGGCTGAGGCTCGCGAACCCGCTGGTGAGGCCACCCACGGATCGGTTGAGGTTGTCGGAGTCGCGGCGCATGTCGTTGGAGGCTGACGCGAACCGGCCGCGCATGTCCCTGAGCCTGCCGTTGACGTCACGGAACCCGGCCGCGGTGTTGTCGTTGACCCGAACTGTGATCGTTACGTCGTCACCAGCCATCGCTTACCTCCTCTCCGTGGGTGTGTGCGCCGCCGAGTTCCTCAATACGGACGAGACGCGCGAGTTCGGTTGATTCCTCCAGCAGCGTGGACAGGGTGTAGCCCGGGAACCGCTCCAACAGGCCGAGCAGCCACCGGGCTTGTTTCAGCTCGCCAGGCTCGGTGACAGTGCTTCCATCGGAATCGCGGATACCTCCAGGGACGGTGCGCCAGAGGTGGAGGTCTCGGGCAAAGGGTCGGCATCGTGGACCCCCACCACGTGCTGCACCCACGCGTTGTTCAGGGCCAAAACCAGGTCGTGGTCCTGCTGCCGGAGGGCTTCCTCGGTGGTGGGTACGGGGTTGCCGTGCTCGTCTTCGAGGTTCCAGGAGATGAGGTGGTCGGCGAACCGCTTCAGCGCGGCCGCGGCGGTTTCGGCGCCGCCCTCGGTGACTTCCATGAACTCGCCGAGCGTCATCCCGGCAACGCGCGCTTCGAGCCCGTGGAATTCGTGGCCTTCCTCGAACTGCAGCGTGTACGTCTTGACCTTCGCTACGAATGCCATGCGATACCCCTCAGGCCCAGGTCGGAACGGTGCCGTCGGCGAGAGCGCCAGGCGCGGACCAGGTCAGCTCGCCGCTGTCGGCGCGGGTGAGCTGGTAGTCGGAGAACAGCATCTCCCCGGCGAGCGTGACGCCGTTGACGGTGTTGGTGCAGGTCCGGTTCACCGACGTGGACGGGACGGTGCGGAACACGAGGTGGGCGCCGGTGGCGTTGAAGACGCCGTTGTAGGTGACGCTCATGTCGGCGAGGAGCAGGAGTCGCTCGTTCGCGGACTTGTCGACACCGGTGATGTCCTGCACACCCCTGGGGGTGCTCATCTGCCAGTTGGTGACGTCGTTCCGAATGTCCGTCGGCGTACCCGCGCTCGTGTCCACCGACAGTGTCGTCTGGCCGAGACCTGAAGCCTTCGCCATGTCAGATCACCCCTTCTTGATTTCGTCTGCGATCGCCTGCTGATGCGTGGCGAAGTCGTCCAGCCAGTTCCCCGGGCTGTGATGAACCCGAGCTTTCGTGCCGCGTGGGTTGCCGCGGTGATCGCCGTCCCGCACCACGTACAGT